GCGAAGCCGAAATGGCTGGCCAGGCTGTCAAGCAAGGCGTCCAGGCTGTCACGCCCGAACTTGTGCAGCGCGGTGTTGTCCGTGCGGCCGAAGCCGTCGCGCCTGGCACTACAACCGTCAAACCGCCAATTCCAACGCCAACCGTTGGTGGCCAACCACCCCAGGCCGCGCCCTACGCGCAGCCAGGCGGTGGACGCGCAAGCGTTGGCGCAGCCGCCACGCCTGACGCCACGATCATCAAACAGGCTTTGGAAACGGCCACGCCCGAATTCAAACAGTTGTACGGCAATATGCCGTTGGACAAAGTGAACGCGCCCGTCGTGTTGCGTCATTTGGAAGGCGATTCGTTGCCCGTGCCCGTGCGTTTGACTGAAAGCCAAGCCACCGGCGACCTGGTGAAGATTTCCAAGGAACAAAACATTCGCGGAACGCCCGAAGGCCAGGCGCTTGCCTATCGCTTGAACGAGCAAAACAAAGCCCTGGTGGAAAACGTGCCCGCCATCCGCGAACGTGCAGCGCCCGACGTGTATTCAACGCGCACCATCGAATCCAGCGAAGCGTTGATCGACGCCTACAAAGCATTGGACGCTGACCGCAGCGCACAAATCAGCCAAGCCTACAAAAAATTGGAAGACGCCAACGGCGGCACGTTCCCCGTTGACGGTGTGCAGTTGGCCAAAAATGCCGACGCGCTGTTGTCCAAGAAACTAAAAACCAACTTTGTGCCACCCGAAATCGCGGCCGACCTTAAACGGTTCCGCGAAGGTGAGCCAATGACGTTCGAACAATTCGAAGCGTTGCGAACCAACCTGGCTGCCGAAATTCGCAAGGCCGAACGATCCGGCGACGGCAACCGTTCGATGGCATCCAGCCTGGTTTATCAGGCCCTGGAAGACTTGCCATTGCAAGGAAGCGCCGCGCAGTTGAAGCCCCTGGCCGACACCGCCCGCAGCCTGGCCAAGTCACGTTTTGACGCGCTGAAAAAAGACCCCGCTTACAAAGCCGCCGTGAACGAAACCGTACCGGCCGACAAGTTTTTCGACAAGTATGTGATCCGCGGCGTCAACAAAAACGTCAACACAATGGTGGAAACGTTGGGCCGCGATTCGGTTGGCCACCAGCACATCAAAGCCGGAACCATCAACTGGCTGTCGGACAAGGCTGGCATTGTGGACGGCAAAGGCAATTTCAGTCAGGCCAACTACAACAAGGCGCTGAAGTCATTGGACGACGTGCGGAATTATCAGGAAATCTTTGATCCTGAAACCCAATTGCAATTGAAGACATTGGGCAACGTGGCAAACTATACGCAATTCCAACCACGCGGTTCATACGTGAACAATTCCAACACGCTGGTGGGCTACCTGGCCAACAAGGCCGCCGGTGGCGCTGAAGCGTTGGGCAACGTGGCCGGTTTGAAATTCGTTGGCGGCTATCCGATTGGCAGCGAAGCCCGAAAATTTATTCGGTCGCGCAAGGAAAAAGCCGCCGTGGAAAAATCATTGGAACCAGGGGCCGGATCGACCCTGGAAGAAGTTAAAAACAAGGGCAAGTGATGGCGCAACCCGAAATTGATCCCGTGAAATACGGCGTCCTTTGGCAAAAGGTTCAGGACTACGAACGCCGGTTTGACGACATGGACAAAAAGATGGACAAGATGGAAGGCCAGTTGGAAAAACTGGTCGCCTTGGCCAATCAAGGCCGTGGCGGTTTTTGGGCTGGCATGGCCCTGGTGTCGGCAGCGTCCAGCGTTGTCGGTTATATGTCCAGTTATTTTCACAAGTGAGGAAACCATGAAAGCATACATTTTGGAACGACTTAAAGAAGCATCCACATGGCGCGGCATTGTGCTGTTGCTGACCGCTGCCGGTGTCCCGATGGCGCCTGGCGTGGCCGACCTGATTATTTCCGCGGGCCTGGCATTGACCGGTTTGATTGGCGCCCTGACCCCCGACAAATGATTAACAGCCGCAGCCTGGACGAACTGTTGCCGCCCGTAAAAGAACGGGTGGAATGGTTCATCAAACTTTGCAACATGGAAGGCATCGACATTTTGGTGACTTCCACTTACCGCGACCAGGAAAGCCAAAAAGCGTTGTATGCCCAAGGGCGCACCACGCCTGGCAAGATCGTCACCAATGCTGGCCCAGGCGATTCCTGGCACAACTGGCGGTGCGCGGTGGATGTTGTCCCCCTGGTCAACGGCAAACCCGAATGGGATGGATCAAATCCCGTTTGGGCGCGGATCGGGGAACTAGGCAAAGAAGCGGGCCTGGAATGGGCTGGCGATTGGAAAACGTTTCGTGAACTGGCGCATTTTCAATACACCGGCGGCCATACGCTGGCGCAGTTGAAGACCGGCGCCACGATTGCTTAACGTTTCATGTTCCTGACAAACGCGGCAAACGATGCCGCGGTGTCGCCCAGGCTTTTCATTTTGTCAAATTCTTTGGCCACTTCGTCCAGGGTATGGTTGCGGATGGCCAAGGAACGGCACGAATCGGGCGTTTGGCAGCCTTTTACGTAGCAGAACGGGCAAACCCACGCGGTTTGATGTGCGGGGCATCCTGGCCCGTCGTTGCACTTGTAATCGCAGCACGTCATAGTTTGATTGCATTCAGGTTGAAATTGTCGGCCATCACTTCCGCATAGTCGAAATGACGGCCAAAGCAATCCCTGAACGAAACGCATTCGTCCGACCATCCTTCGACGACATTGTTGTAAATGTACGCCTTACGTGGAACGGTAATCGTTCCGCAAATAAAGTGCAAGCCCTTTGGCGTGACGCGCCAGGCGCCATCCGATTTTTTGCTGTCGTCAGCATGGCCGCCTGATTCCACAAACCCCCAATGCTGCAATGTTGTGTGCGTTTTGCCACGCAGCAGCCAGCGCGGGCCAATCTTTGGAACATCGACCCAACCATCCACGTCGGAAGGGGCGCGGGAAAGCCACAGAAGGGCCAGGGCGCGCGTTTCGTTCATGCCCTGGGGGCTTACCTTGCCCCACTTCCCGCAACAGGGGCAATGGCCCCCGTCGCCTTCAATGGTGGCCCGCCAGTTGGTTTTCAGTTGCGCCAGGTATTCGCCTTCGTCGCCAAAAAAATCCAATTGCATGGCCACCCCCTACGCAAACCAAAGATAGAACCCGTGAAGGATTCCGATTGGAAAGAAGATCGCGCCAGCCACCAGGAAACCCCAGGCGGCATGGCCAAAGCACCAAAAGATGTGCGTCAGCCACGCCGCAAAACAAGCAAAACCAATAATTGCTGCCCAATTCATGATTGATCCCCCTCCTGCCCCAGCCCCGACTTCCTGTGCATATACGCCAACCGCGCATACAGATCAACCATGCTGTTTTGCAAGAATTCCTTCAAGTTCAAAGCATTGTGCGCATCCCGGATCACCGAGCCCGGCACGCGGACCTCGGCCAAGCAACCATATTGCTCCAAAGTAATTACCAAAGCATCCTCGTCAGGGCCGGTGTCGATCATCTCGATTTGTTCAGTCATATCATTCCTCCCAGCAACCGGCTTGCCGGTTTTGTGTTGTGTTAATCATTTCTTATTCCTCCATCATGAAATTGGTTGCATCGTTGTAAAAAGTCAAAAACATATCCACCGCCGAATGCTTGTCAAGGCCCGTGGCCCGCGCACCCCCGGCAGCTACCATCATCGCCGCCAAAACAGAAACCTGCGGCGACTTGGAATGTTTGAACATCGTCTTGGCAATCTCCACAGCACACTCCCGTGTCTCTGTCTTCACCCGCTTGACCTCCTGCGGCGTAGGTTGGTTACTCGCATCCATCAGGCTTCTCCAAATACTCGCCCAAGCCTCTGCACTTCACGCATGGCGTGTTCTCGCAAGGCTTCTTTGATGGCGGTTCTTGCCTCGTCATACAGGTCTATTGCTTTCTCGGTTGGCTGAAATGTGCCAACGTGATACCAAGCCTCTTCCAACGCCTCCAGCGCCAGCTTCAATGCTTCTTGTGTCATGCTTGTTCTCCTACAACATAGTCTTTAAATACAGTTCCTTTGGTTGCATCACCTTTCCAACATTCTTTAACCCAACCACGCTTTCCTGACTTGTATGTGCGCCAATATCCTCTGACTTGATGTCTGCGTGGTGTGGCGTGTGTGCCTCCTTGATATTCGTTCTTTTGCTTTGGCGGTTGAATCTCAATCGTGTGCCAGTCGTATGTCGGCAACTTGCCTTCTTTAATTTTTCGGCGGTTTGTAAATGTGTCTTTTGATGTTGGCACATACGCCTGCACTTTCATATCCAGCGATGCGTAAAACATAGTCACAATTGCACACATCATTGCTTGGTCTTGCGGGTCAATTGGCCTGTCAATTTCTCCCGTCTTTGGTTCGCCGTTGTGTTCAGCAAACAAAAAAGACCCAAGGGATTTATACCCTGTTGGCTTAAGAATCCATCCAGTCACAATGGTTGCTGTTGGCTCTGCCAAAACCGACAGCATGAAATCGCCTTGCTCTGTCTTGCCGCACAACATCATGTTTTTGTATGGCGCAGGGTGAAGCAAGTATTTGCGTTGGTCATATCCAATGTATTCCTTGATTGCGCCCGTCACATCAAACCATTGCATCTGCGTTGGGTCAAGGTTAGCAACAGACACCATTTTGACCATTTCTTTAATCAGCGGTGTCATGCTTGTTCTCCTACAACCCACACAGCTTTACCACCTGTAGATTCAAATTCATCAAACTTCAAACGGATGTATTGCTGTCCATTTACACCAGCAGACTGCACATATCCTTGAATACCAAAACTCTTGAGTTCTGTCACCACCACCATGCAAGCACCAAACATTTCTTTATCGGGACTTACTTGCACGATGTCGCCAACTTTAATTTCATCTTGTGTCATTTGTTCTCCAGTTGTGGTTGTTCCAGTGTGTCTACGAATGCTTGTCCCATGCGGATACTGTCTGCGTTCCAAATATCCATGTCGCTGAGGAGTGCCTCCTCCATTTGTCCGTGGCAGTAAACACGAAACCGCTTTTGGTACAGGTTGATGTCATACATGGACTCCATTCGCTCAACAGGCTTGTTGCAGACAGCACACAGCGGTACACCATGCAAGGCCAAGGCAAACTTGTTTTGCTCTGAGAGCTTCACTTCAATCCCCTGATGTAAATCGCAAAGCTGTGCAATGTGTCTTTGCCAAACCCTTCCATCTTTAGGATGGCATCAGCCACTTCTTCAATCACTTGGCTTCTGTATGGGTTCAGATCGCTATACA